AGCGGGCGGAACGGCTCCACGAGATCGCGGCCGTCTTCGGCCGGCGCTCCACCAAACAGTTCGAGGTCCTGCTGACGTTCCCGTCTATGGGTGACTTGTGGGCGCAGGCAATTGCCGAGGTTCTCGCGGAAGACTTCGGGGACGTGGCCGCGACCGTTCTGCCGCCGATCCGGGCCGTGGCCGAGGCTGGCTACGTGACGACGTCCAGACTGATGGGCCAGGAACCTATCCCAGCCAGTATCGCGGCGCAGACGGGCGCCCGCGCGCGAGGCGTGGCCGCTAGGGTGACGCGCGTGAGCGCGACCACGCGGGCCAGGATCGAGACCGTGATTCGGGACGGCATCAGCAGCGGCCTATCCGTGGTGGACACGGCCCGGAACATCCGGGTAAGCATCCCGCGGATCAACCACTCGAGGAGCCTGACTATCGCGAGGACCGAGCTATCAAATGTTTGGACCGCGTCGGCGGCGGACAGCTTCAAGGAGAGCGAAACTGTAACGCACATGTCGGTGGTAGCATGTGAAGCGAGGGAACCGAACAGCCCGCAGTACCGGGGCGAGAGCACTTGCAATTACGAAGACCTGCCCATGAATGAGTTGGATGCTTTCCTGGCGACCGGATTCCACGTTAATCACACAGGCACGCTCGTGCCAAGCGGGTTCCGAGATATCTGATCAGCGCGGCAGGAACTGGTAGGTCAAGGTCGAGAACGTGACGTTGTTGGTCTGCTGGCTGAGGTACTTGTCCAAGGAAAGAAACCTGTAGTTCAGATTTGTCCCCACGACACTCGTGGTGGTTATCACGTTCGTTCCGTTGCACGCCACCGTCACTGAGAGAGGATAATCCGTCGTCCATTGGGCGACGTCCACGGCGCCGTTGAAGTACAGCACCACGTTTGATGTTCCAGCTTCGCCGGCGGAGTATGTCGAGAGAAGCACGAGGGATGTCATCTGCGGGACATCGATGGGCCTCTTCGCTCCCGAGTTGATTGTGTTCGTTCCGGAAGTCGTGCTGCCCCTGGCGGCGACGTTCGTGAATGCGGGCAGGGCGGACGGCAAGTATTGGCCAGAGGCGACGAGCGATGCGGTCAGGAACAGTGCGGCGCTGGCGGTACATTTTCTCATGCACAGTGATTGACCGCTGTCGCGGCCAACGTCAAGAACTGTCTAGCTACTGGGATGTTCTAGTTGCGCCGGTCGCGGCACCTGGTAGCCTTGGGGAGTCGGGCCTGGCGGCTCTGGCCGAATGAACGATCAACTAATCACAAAGCGCCTCGCTGAAAAGAGGGACTCTTCCGCGTTTCCTTTGCGCGGACTCGACACCTCCGCCAGCGGCGAGGCGCTCTTTGAGGAGTTGAACGCATGAGCAAAAGCATCCTGTCACCTGTTGAGACCGTTGAACCTTTGAGTGCAGTCGAGGAAAAACAGTTGGCCAAACTTGAGGGCATCATCCACCGGACAAGCCAGAACACCGTGGAGTTCTTTGCAGCCTTGAAGGAGATCCACGACAAGCGGCTTTACAGGCGTCACTTCGGAACGTTCAAGGATTATTGTGAGGCGGAGTTTGGGAAGACAGTAAAGGCCATTGAAATCATGCTTAGGACGGAAGGTGTTAGACAGCAGCTATTGCTCGACTCTGGCCCGTTTGCCACTCAAGGACAGCCTGAGTATCAAGAGTTTGTGAAGACGGCTCCGCAAAAGTCGGTCCGAGAGCTAGGCAAGATAAAGCCGGAAAAGCGTGCCGAAGTTTTCGAGCGGGCAAAGTCGGAACCGAATCGTAAAGCGAAGAGCGGCGCACGCCACAAACCAGGCCAATATCCACCAGCTCCAAAGGTTAGCGCGGGCGCCATAGGCCGCGCGGCAGCGGCAAATGATCGTCGATCCGTGGCAACTCTGCCGGCGGATGATCTCTACAAATACTACAGCGATCCACCCACGCCACCGAGAGGCGGCAAGCTGGGACCTGTTGCTGCTCGTGAAGTGACGGCACTTGCTCCTGCCGCCCCGAAGCCTGCTGCCGCGACCAGAGGCAAGCGCAAGGAGTTCCTGGACGCGCTGCACAAAGCCTGGGAGGAACAGAAGGAAGGCTGCATCCAGCAGCCCAACGACGAAGTTCTGGAGTGGGCCGAGGATCTGATCATGAAAGTGTTTGATCAGGTGTTCGCATGAGCGCCAAGAGCACTTTCAAGTGAAAGCTTGACGATTGGACTGCTTGCCCTCAGAACGGGGCGCGTGAAAACATTCAATCTCTGGTCATACCTTCGCAATCGTGACAGCACCGTGAATGCTTCCGATGTGCGGCAGTTCTACGACGAGCACGTCGTGCAGATCAACGAGCCGCGTCGGCCTGACGCGGCCACGATCCTCCACTGGCTTCTGGGCCGAGGCACCGGGACGAGCATCTTGGAGCGGCTCAAGGCGCGTGGCACGGTCCTCGTCGAGCAGTGGCGCGCAGGAGAACTGGTCGAGGTCCGCGTCGGTGATAACCTCGTGGTGACCACCGGGCTGAACGCGGTCATCGACCGGCTCCAGGGAACATCTGTTGGTGTGCATGACTTCCAGGCCATCGGCACCGGCACCACCGCCGCCGTCGTCGGCAACACCGCGCTCGAAACGGAGATCGGGACGCGCGTGCAGGGGACGCTGTCGCAACCCGCGGCCACGACGGACAGGCTTGTCAGCACCTTCGCCGCCGGCAACGGCACCGGGGCGATCACCGAGACTGGACGGCTGACGGCCGCCTCGGGAGGCAATCTCTTCGCGCGGCAAGTCTTCTCAGTCATAAACAAGGCGGCCGGTGACTCGCTTCAGGTCACGCACGACATCACGGTGAGCTAATGGCCATCCTGAGTGACACCGAAAGAGCGGCGGTGATGGGTTCGGCAATGACCGAGGCCTCATCCTCACGGACACTGATCACTCTCAGCAAGACGGATCTTCGTCTGGCCATAAACGCGATCGATCAGTGGGTGGACGACAATGCTGCGGCCTACAATGCTGCGATTCCTCAGCCGGCTCGCGGTGCTCTTACGGCGAAGCAAAAAGCTGAGCTGCTATTTTTCGTGGTGCGCCGGCGTTGGCAACTATCCTGACATGGCCTCTGGTCAAACACTGGTGACGTTCGTGGCGCAGCAGGCGATCCCTGCGGTCAGCAGCTCCGCCACCCAGGACACGCGCAACAATCACCCCGTCGTCGACTTCGACGCGTCCACTGAAGAGAGCATCAGTTTCGAGTCAATCCTTCCCCGGAACTACGGAGGCGGCGGGATCACCGCCGCTGTGGTTTGGATGGCATCGAGCGCGACCGCCAACGGCGTGGCCTGGGGCGTTTCCTTTGAGCGCCACCAGGACGACACCGACGATCTCGACGCGGACGGCTTTGCCTCGGAGCAGATCGCGAGCGAGACGACCTCCACGTTGAGCGGTGAACCGAAGTACACGGACGTGGCCTCCACCAATGGCGCTCAGATCGACAGCCTGGCAGTCGGAGAACATTTCCGGTTCAAGCTTGCCAGGAAGGTGGCCGACGCCGGCGACACCATGACCGGCGACGCCGAGGTGCTGGCCGTCGAGCTGAGGGAGACGTGATGTGGCACGTGGGTTTGGAGCCACCTACGGCACGACGACGACCGACAAGATCGTCAGCGGGCTGACGGCCCACGCCACTCTTCGGACGTACTCAATCTGGGTGTTTCGGAACGGGAACGGAGGCGGGAATCTCGGCCGAATGGTGGATAAGCGGACTGGGGCGGACGGGCACACCGAGATGTTGAACTTCGAGATTGTTGCCGTCGCCTACCAATACAGCCGGCAGTGGAGCGGAGGTGAAGGGCGATGGGCTTTCTCGGCACCCGCGACTGGAGAGTGGCACCAGTTCTCCGTGAGCTACGACGGCGGCGCAGCCGCGAACGACCCGGTCATGTACTTGGACGGAGCTTCTCAAAGTTTGGTCACGGACATAAATCAGAGTGGATCCCTCAACACGTCCGGGTCAAACTACGTCATCGGCAACAGGGGCAACGACGACGCCAGGAACTGGGATGGGCAACTGGCCGAGTTCGCCGTCTGGGACAGAATCCTATCCGCAGCAGAGCACGCAGCTCTTGGGAAGGGTTTTTCCCCGCTGCACTTCCGGCAATCTCTGATCCTCTACGTGCCAATGATCCGGGAGAGCGTTGACTACTACAGCACGGTGCCAACCGTGACTGGCGCTCTAGTCCAACCACACATCCGAGTCATCTTTCCAGTTGCGATTGGCTTCGCCCCTCCAGGATCGATCATAACGAAAGAGGTTGTTGACGGCTTTGTTTTAGCCGACGCAAGGAGCAACGAGGCGGGCCCGGCCAAGTCAGACTCGGTCGCGATGGCCGATGCCAGGACGTTCATTCCTGGGAAGATTACTACGGACGCAGCCACCATCGCAGACGCCATTGCGACCGGGGTGGGAAAGCTCATGGCTGACGTTTTGACTATGGCGGACGCCCGCGCGCTGCAGGCTGGGAAGGTGGTTACCGATTCTTTCAGCCTGGCTGATGCTTTTTCGGCTGCCCTGGTCCTTATCAAGGATCTGGTGGACTCGATCACCGTGGCCGATGCGCGATCAATGCAGGCCGGCAAGACGGCGGTGGACCCGGTGGCACTAGCGGACGCGCTCACGTCTGGTGTTAGCAAGGCTGCGGTGGACGCACTTACTCTGGCGGACGCGAAGGTCATGCAACCGGGCAAGGTTGCCACCGACTCATTCACAATTGCTGACGTCGTGGCGCTCAGTCTGTTACTGCTCAAGGCGGTCCAGGACGCCATCACGGTCACCGACACCATCAGCAAGATGGCCGGAAAGGTGACCACAGATGCGGCCACCCTGGCAGATGCCAAGATCGTCTCGGTCGGAAAGCTCGCGGCGGACCTGCTGTCCATCGCGGACGCGGTAGGCAAGATGCCGGCCAAGAGCTTCGCCGACAACGTCGTGCTTGCCGATGCTGTCAGCGCGTTGATCGGTGTCATCGCGGCAATCTTGCTTGACCTGAGCAAGAAGCCATCGGCGGTGCAGGGGGGCAAGTTCACCGTTGAAAAAGTCCGCAGCGCGGGTCAGGAATGAGGCATGGCCAAGCACAGCATAAAGCGCAACGACGTGAAGCGGGTCGTGGCAGATCAGGTCCTGTTGGACGGTGTGCCGCTGAATCTTTCTGGCTCAACAGTAAAGTTCATCATGCGCAACAAGGACACCGGCGCGGTGCTGTCCAAGGACGCGGTGATCACGGACGCGGCAAACGGAAAGGTGCAGTACGAGTTCGCGATGGGCGAGACAGCGACGGCCGGGGAATATCAGGTCGAATGGGAATTGAGCATGATGGCTGGCAAGATGCTCACAGTCCCGGACAACACCTGGCATGACCTGGTGATCGTTGAAGACTTGGGTTGAACCGTTTTGCTTGACGGTCCGTGCCTGCGGATGCACAAGGCGGCGTAGCTAATGCCACAGAATGTTGTCATCGTAAGACATCGAGCCGCTTATGCGGCCGCGCTCAAGGTCGAGCCATCGAGACCTGATGAGTTCGCCTTGGTGCGGCGCTGGACCGCGAGTGTCGAGGTTGAAATGGCGAAGAAGATGAAGGACGTCAAGGATGAGGCCGGCAATGTGACCGACTACCGAGGGATCACTCTCAAGGGTTATCTGTCCACGTTTGAATCCACCACGCCTGCCGATCGGCAGGGGGATTACGTCGAGCGCGGCGCGTTCGAGCAGACGCTGGCAAGGTTCATGGAAAATCCGGTCCTGCTGAAGGACCACCGGAACAGCACGGACTCGCTGGCCGGGCACTTCACCAAGATCGAAGAGAACCGGAAAGGACTCTACGTCGAGGCCGTCCTGAGTGATGCGCCGGACAACCTCAGCCTGAGGTTCAAGGTCGCGGAGGGCAGCCTGAAGGCGCTCTCGATGGGTGGAAAGTTCCACTATAAGGAAGATGGGAGAGGAATTTTCCGTGTTGACTTGTGGGAAGGTTCTATTGTTCCAATTCCCGCGAACCCGGATGCGCGGTTCACGGTTCGCTGTTTGGACGACAGGGACCGGCGCTACGTGAAGAGCGCGGGGCAGTGGCGAAGTTATTATGACTTCCTCGAATCCGAGGTAGCAAACGGGATGACAAAATGAAAATGACGCTCAAGAAGTTTCGCAAGATCGTGTCTGACCTCAAAGCCGCCTGGCTCGCCGCCAAGAAAGGTGCAGACGCCGATGCAACTCAGAAGGCGCTGGCCGCCTACCAAGCCAAGAATGCTTTGCTCGACGGGTTCGACGCCGACGGCAAGAAGGATGATGAAGATGTCGAGTTGCCCGCCGAGAAGCCCGTGGACCAGAACGTCGTAGAGTTCCACGAGCTGAAGAGCATGATCAGCGGAGTGGTCGAGGCTCAGATCAAGGCCGCCATCGAAGGACTGCCGACCGACAAGCAACCCCAGGTGACGCCGGAGCAGATCAAGGACATCGTCGAGAAGGCCCTAGAAGCGCAGGCTAAGGGCAAGGCGGTGAAGGTCGAGGACATCAAGGGCATTGTCACCGCGGCCACCCAAGAAGCCATCGCGAACCTGAAGTTGCCGAGCAAGATTCAGCACGACAAAGACGCAGAGCACAAAGGCGGCGGCGGCAAGATCGAGATTCCGTGCTCGCAGAGCCAAGGCAACCTGCCGCTGCACATGAAGCAGCTCCTGAACGTGCTGATGAAGCGCGAGCAGGATCACGGCATCGATGCTTCGGACCTGAAGAAGGGCAAGGCCATCGGGGACAAGCAGTGGTGGGACATGAAGGCGATGGGTGCCAAGGCGCTGACGACCACGGGCGACGGGACCGGTTCGGAATGGATCCCGCGGGACCTGTCGAGCGAGCTGGAGCGACGGCTATATCTGGAGAGCGCGCTTGCCATGGAGTTCCTGTCGAACGAGATCAACATGCCCACCGATACCTACGACAATCCGCTATTGACCACCCGACCGATCTTCAAGCGCGCGGCCGGCCAGACGGTTCCTCCGGCAGCATCAAGCAACCCTGGATCGTCGCGCTGGACGCTCACGACCGAGGAGCTGGTGGCACTGGTTCAGTATTCGTACAGGATCGACGAGGACAGCATCGTCCCGATCCTGCCCACGCTCCAAGCCGAGCTTGGAGCCGCGGCAGCCGACGCTTTGGAGACGGCCATCCTGAACGGTGACACGACCGGGACGCACCAGGATTCGGACATCACCGATTCTCTGGATGCGGCGAAGAGCTGGAAGGGTTTCAGGAAGCTGGCTCTGGCCGTCACCGAGCTGAAGAGCGATCTAACGACGGGCAACCTGAGCCGAGCGAACCTGAACGGCATGATCCGGAAGATGGGCAAGTGGGGCGCGCGTCCGAGCGAGCTGCTGTGGATCGTCGGGACGAGCGGCTGGTCGCAGTTGAACAATCTGGACGAAGTCGTGTTTGCGAACTACCGCGGGTCGGTCGGGGCTTACATCACCGGAGGCGCAACACCGGCACCTTGGGGCGGGACGATCATCCTGTCGGAGAGACAGCGCGAGGACCTGAACGCTTCTGGTGTTTACGACGGCGTGACGCTGACGAAGGGCGCGATCATCGCCGTCAACCGGAAGGGGTTCAAGATGGGCACCCGGCGCGAGTTCACGGTTGAGACCGACAAGGACATCAAGGCGCGCACGCACGACGTGGTGGCCAGTTTCAGGAAGGCGTTCACGCCGGTGGAGACGCCGAGCGCGACGATCAAGACTGTCGTGATTGGTTACAATTGGGCGAGTTAACGCGTGATGACGAAAGGTAAGAAAGATTATGGCTGCTGATCTAAGAGCGACTGAACCACTGCCGGGCCTGTGGATAACGAGGGAGTACACGGTTGCGACCGTGCCGGACGTGGCGGTGAACAAGGGCTTGATCATCTACGTGTCCAACGGTGACACCGGGACCGACTGCCTGGCGCGGAGCGACGGGACGAACTGGCTGCGCATCCCGATCACGACCGCCATTGCTGCATCGTAAGCGAATCGCCCCGTGAGCAAACACGGGGCGCGGATTGAAACGCATCGTAAGCGACTTTCCGTACAATCGGATTGGGGCGGCGCGCGGCCGAGATTAGCAACCGCTGGCGCCGCCTCCGCGATTTAGGGAAAGGAAAAGAAGATGCGCGGCACGATCCTCACCGACGTCTCGATCTGACTGGCCAGTTGACCTTTCCTTCAGCGGGTGCTTTCATTGCCGCATGGTCGGCGCACTTTACCTCGGTGACAACGTTGCTCTCGGGCGGTTCGGGTTGGTGCGTAGGGGCGACTTCCTGCTGTTGACCGACACGGAGGCCGCCGCCGTGGACCCAAAGGACAAACGATTCCGAATGCTCTCCGATGGGGTCAAGCCGCCCCGCCTCGGCAAGTACCGGGACGAGCGTGACTCGTCGGACGCGGAGCGGGACCATGCCTGGAACGATCGGGAACGGCTCCGGGTGGCTTCTTTGGAGGACGAGTGTACTCCAAGGCACGTTGCGGCCCTTGAACTGCGCCAATTGGACAAGGGGC